CTACTACTACTACTACTACCGTCGACCCCGAGCAACTCGTTGGGAAAGCCGGCACCGGGTCGGTGCTCTCCCTCGCCGCCCAAGGACTTCAAGACACTTTCTTGACGTCCTCATCAAATGTTCAGCAGTCCTTCTTTAACTTTGAGGAAAAGCGTCATACGCCGTTCACCAAGTTTGAAAAGGCTCATAAAATCACCCGTCCTCCACACCTTGCCACCGACAACTGGCCGTTCGATGGGAACTTGGTCCAGTTCACTTTGGATCCACAGACAATGGGCGACCTGATGTCCAATATGTACCTTAAACTTACATTGCCCAAACTTGTTGTCAGAAGTGGACCGGTTACCAATATCATCTTAACAAGCGGTGGGAGTGGATATACAACAGTTCCAACTGTAAGCATTTCGGGTGGTGGCGGTACGGGGGCGACGGCAACTGCAGTGGTGATACCATCTGGGGCAGTTACTGGTTTTATTTTAACAAGTGGTGGGAGTGGATATACAACAGTTCCAACTGTAAGCATTTCGGGTGGTGGCGGTACGGGGGCGACTGCTAATGCGACTATCCGTGGTACCGGCACGAGCAATGTAATGGACGTGTACTGTGACTTCCCGGGTAGAGCCATTATCGAGTCTGTGACTCTGAACCTCGAAGGCACCGAACTCGAAAAGCTGACAAGCGACTGGATGATGATCCACGACCAGCTGTACCACACCGAAGAGGAGAAGCGCGCCGGATTCCGACTGATAAACGGCGGTCAAAACGGCGGTTGGCAACCAGCACCGGTCCCCGTTCGTCACCTGTATAACGACACCACCAATAAAAGCGGTCCGGTGAATCTCTACATCCCATTGCCCTTTTTCTTCGCCAGACATCATACCGGTGCAGACACTGACAACGACTGGCAATCACAAAAATTCTTCAAACCCTATTTTCCACTGTGTGGCATCACCAATCAGTCCTTGACTGTTGAAGTCCGGTTCAATCCGGTGACCTTTTTCAGTAACACAACGTCTGCGTGCTCCCTTACGAGCCTCAGTCTGGTGACCGAGGAGATCACCCTGACGCCACAAGAACGATCCTTTATCCAGTCATCGCGCCAACAACTTATATACGAAAAAATATACATCAACCCAACATCTCATTCATATGGTGATAACTGGACAGCCACGTCCACGACCCCACCCACCTTCAAGACCCAACTCTTGCCCAAAATCCCGATAAAGAGTTTTTACTGGTTCTACCGAAATGTAGATTTTGAGTCCGCTAACGATCCGACCCAGTTCAAGAACCGCTACAATTTTTCGACCGTCTTCACAGACACCGACACACCGAACCCCCGCGATGAACCCACCAACCAGGTGACCCGCGGTATAAACTTCGAGTTCAATGTCGGCAGCCAAAACAATTTCTTGGCATATGAAAATTACTATCGGTTCGCCGTTCCAGCGAAAACCGGGCTCACGGCACCGATCGGAAACATTTACACGTACAGCTTCTGCACAAATCCTAAAGAACCAAGACCGGTTGGTTCGTTAGACTTTGATATTATGAACTCAGCAGGAAAGTCGATACTGAACACTCAGACTACCGCCGCCGCCCGATCAAACAATTACAGCGTGAATGTGTTCTTTACTGGGTATCAGGTATTTCAGTGTGAGAATGGGTTTGGGGGATGGGCTTACTCTGGCGGGTAAGGTTTCTGTGTTCCAGAAGATAGTCAATAATGTTATTTTTGATGCACCACTTTATGAAATTGAGTTGGGCGACGGTCGTCTGAATTTTTTTGGACGATCCACCATCTGGGATCTGGTAGTCAAATTTTTCTGTTCGACAAAAGGGATCGAACAGTTTTTTACTGTACCCATCAAGACTTGATTTGTAGGCACAATGAACCGTGAACGCACTCCCCTCTTTGGTCGTGTAGGTCAGATTATTCTGTTTCGAATATGTCGTAATAAACCACTCCAGGTTTCTAAGAGAGATTCCTTTTCGCTTCTCGAGAATGTCTCTTAGATATTGTGAATTTTTACCATCGTCACCGGAATAAAAGGTGTCTATAGACTTCAACAAAGTTGCGGAACGACTACTACTCATAGTCGTTAATTAATACACAAACATTATATTTCTATAAGTAATTTGTCTTTTGATGGGACGTGTTTTAGTTTTAGACACGCGGGACAGTCGGGTGAGTACAAAGGCGGCAGAGAGTGATTGTGCTGAACAATAGTTTTCACGCCACCATCATCATCATCGGCATCGGTAGTGGATGGTACTGCTGCGATTGACGTCGGTGAGGTGCATTTGTGATGGTAACAGTACCCTTTGTGTTTACCGCTTGACTTGCATCGGTCACCGCGTTTAGTAAAACCCATACACTGACCTGGGGTGGTACCAGCGGCACCGCGCCCACTGGTCGATGGGATCTCTAATTCGGTGATGTTTCGAAGATCCTTCAATAACAAACGATACGAAATGTCATAGGTCTTAGATATATATTCAACGTACTTGTTCATTCGCTCGTTCAACTTGCGCTCCACTTCGGACTCCACCAACGCGGTGATCTGTTCGAGGATTGTCATTTTTTCGTGACTGGTTACTCTTATTATAGGGGTATTCCTGTAAGTCAGTGTTACCAAAGTAACAACGTTTGATACAGTTACACATTCCGTATGCCCCGAAGTCAATGACGTGTCGTGTGGACAGCTTGCAGAGTGGCTTGAACAAGGAGGTGGACATAGTTAGTTTGTCTTTTAGAGTTTTACAAGATGATTTTCTTTAGGTCACTTTATGAAAGAAATTGGTTATGGGATTCTTGACGATGCGGATCGGTTTTTTTGCAATCAGGTCACCAAAGATGTCCAGTTTCGGATTGTCGACCAATGGTTCAAGTAGATCACACACCGGCGTCATAAACTTGTTATTGAAGTAGTACTGGTAATCCAGGACGGCTTTGGTCGGATTGGCTGTGACCCATTTGGGGTCCTCGGCTTTGTCGTATTGGAAGGCGCTGTCCGCGTTGACCAGAACGTATGGGACCCGGTCACCTGACTGGGGCTCGGACCCCGGCTCGCGGCGGCGGATCTTATTGCGGACCTTGACGTGTGCCAGGTTGACCACTTTTCCGTTGTAACAGTGCGTGCACCCATCCGCCGGTCGACACTCTTTGGGGCAGCGTTCGCCTTTGTACGAGTCCCCCAATTTTTGAGACAGGGTCAGCTTCTCGATGGGGACTTTGCCGCTCAGCAGTGCCACACCGTGCCGGTGCGCACACGCTTTAGCGTCCGTCGGGTTGTTGCTCTCCAGGATGATGTCCAGGACTTCCTTGCACACCTCACGGACAAAGGGCGTGTTGTCCCTGCGCACAACCTGCAACCCTTTGATGTCAATGCAGTCGAACGTTACCTCCCCGGTTTCGATATCCGCGGTCCACATCTTCGCCGCGTAGCGCTTTTTGGAGTACAGGAAATATGGGCAGTAGACCTTCTCGAGCTCCAGATCGTTCGGCGCTTTGAACAGTTTGGTGCACTCCGCCGCCGCTCGTTTGCCCATCTCCCAGCTGGCGTCAATGGCGGCTTTGGTGTCCTTTGTCTCGCCCACGTCGAACTCAACCATCACACTATCTGTATCTCCGTATCGAACCTTGGACCCCGGGAAATTAGCTTCGACATAGGCTTTGGTCTCGTCAATCATACTCCGACCTTTGCACGTGACACTGGACGCGATCGCCATACACGGCAGGATGCCCGTCGCCGCGGCACCGGTGAAGCCATAGACCGAGTTCATCGAGATCTTGTAGGCGAGCTGTTTACCGTTGTAGACACTCTCCATCGGCGTGCCCCGCGCAGCAGCCATATCCTTCTTGGCTTTTTTGCGGTACAGTTTCAGTTTAGCAAGGATACCAGGCAACAGACTGGGGACACCTTGGGCAAACTTATGGGTCCGATCGCCCACAGCGAACGTCTCGTATGTCACACCGGGAACGTTGTCATACTTGGGGTCCAGGACCAGTGTCGAGTAGCAGAAGTTGTGCGCCATCATAATGGACGGGTACAGGCTAGCAAAGTCCAAAGCGGTGATAGGGGTGTAGTATGCACCTTTCTGAGCTTCTAGAACTGTCGCCCCTTCGTACCCTTCCGACGACGCCGGGTTGTTGGTGTTGTTCTTACCTGGTGGGGTGATTGTCGGGACCATATACCCTTGCTCCCGGGCTTCTTTGGTAATCTGACTGAACACTTTGATCTGCTGGCCGCGTTCGGATAAGAAGGACACCGGGACCCACGTCGCTTTGGCCATCTCCAAAAGGTTCAGCAGTGTGCACAGTTTGCTCATCAGTCGGTGCGGCAGCAAGGTGTCCTTGATGCAGTACTCCGCCACTTCGCCCAGCTTCACGGGGTCCTCCTCCCTGAAACGCCTGAACATTTCCTTGGGAGGCATATCGATCTTCTGGTCGCCCAAGAACACTTTGGACACAGAGTTCAAGGCGTACGAGTCCAACTTCTTCTCCTTCTTGATTTCGTGGAACAGGTCGAATATGTACCGACCGGACATTGGCAGCAGTTTCAGCTTGTTGTCACCCAGTGCGCTGGACGACAACTGCTTGTAGACCATCTCAGACCGGCGGTCCACCAGCTTGCCAAGCTGGTAGAATTTGGGTGGACACCCACAAACCACCGCTCGCTTGAACAGGTACTCCAAATCAAACCCGAAGATGTTCCAACCGGTGAGGATGTCGAGGTCTTTGGAGACGATGTAGTCCCTGAACCCCATCAGGAGGTCCTTTTCGGTCCGGTAGTTGACACAGTCCGGTCCGTCCGTCTGTTTGTAGCACAGACAGACCTTCTCATACGGCTCGAGATCCGGTGGATCGTTCGCCCTGCGCAGCGAAAAGGCAATCTGGAACACCTGATCGCCCGGAATATCCGGGTCCGGAAACTTGCCGGTCGAACTGTAGCTCTCTATGTCAAAAGATGCCACCACAAACGGCGCCACATCGTCGCAGTCGACGACGGGCTTCAAGGTCTTCCAATCTGAACACAGGAGGTCGACGTCGCAGCGACTATTCGGTGGAACGGCGTTGGTGATCGTATCGTCGGTGGTGGATACCTCCAGCCACCCAGTGGATTGAATCTCGGTCCGGTGCATAAATCGGATCAAAGGGTCGATGTTCGACTCGTAGACTTTGGCGAGGGTCGACTCACCGGGCAGTGGGTGAAACCTCAATCGGGAGGCACACTTGCGCATTGCCTGATGGGTCCTGAAATTCAGTTTCAGAAACAGTGACTTTTCATTGTTTTGAAATCCCCACAGGTCCTTGGACTCGACCAGATCATACCCCACTGGACCGACCCCTACTTTATTAAACAGACGAGATACCCCGGATGTGGATCGATACTGCTTAGGAATTTTGACAAAAAAGTAGGGAGCAAATACTGTTGATACACACACAGAGCGACCATCTTCAGTTCGACCCATAATGCTGATAGTGTACTCGTTACCGTCCTCATCACCCGAAGGGTCGTCGACATCTCGGGCATCCCACGACAGAGCTTGGAACTTCATCACGGTTACTTACGATAACAAGCGCCGAAAATTTTTAAATATGTTTTAGTAACTATAAAACAAAACAACAATATGTCTGGTGCTATTATCGATCTTGTTGCCCAAGGTGTCCAGGATGTCTACCTCACCGGCAAACCCGAAGTGTCTTTTTTCCAACAGAGCTACCGCCGCCACACCAACTTCGCAATGACACCGGTCCGGATGGACCCGAACGGTTCAGGGACCCAGATCAACATCAAGATCCCTAACAAAGGGGACATTCTCGACTACATCTGGATCGACCTCGGAGCTGCCGACCTGAAGGA